CCCGTCTTCCCATTTTATAAAGAAGAGAGCCTAGGTTTCCTTTAACCTTGTAACCAAAAGAGAATAGATCAAGGAATGACACCAAACTTAATTTGTACTTACGTGCAAATTCAAGTGAGGCTGGGATCATTTGTTTTGCAACCCAATATTCAGTTATTGGGACTGCAGAAACATCCGTACCTTTATAAAAAGTACGTTTTATGAATTCCAATGCCGTTCCCTTCTCTGAAATCAGACTTTTATGAAGTCCGATTTTAACTCCAATTAAGTTACAGAGTTTAACGTATTCCTTGGCTACTGCGGTGTTTGATATAACAATATCATCCCCTACAATGGCGTAAGCATCAAATCATCCGTAATATCCATTTATAGTAAATGGTTGGAGTTTTGACCTAATAAATGCTCATTGGACAATAAAATGATGTAATAAACCCATACTATGGAAACTAGATTTAGCCCCCATAGGTTGGCCAACAGAATAATTAACTGTTGTGTTAAGATTATAATCTTGGTTTTTAACCCGATATGATCTTCCAACGAGAATATCACGTCATAAATTGGCCAATGTATCTCCAATAAGGTATCTTAAAATGATAACCTGTAAAGAAATAGGTAATCTATCTGTTGCTGATTTTAAATCATAACAATAGAAGGGACCTTTTGGGTACCTTTTCAATAACCTATTTAATGGAGATAGCTGAGATTTGGTTCCATCTTGAGGAATCTTTTCTAAAAGTGAAGCCTGAAGAGACATCAATGGATCTAATAATCATTGTGTCCAACAGTCCACCATAGCAAAGACCCTAACCTTACCTGCCGCTTCTTCAACAAACCCTAAGGAACCAATATGTTTCTTCTTTCCAATAGTTGAAAAGTCGAAATCCATATCGGCAACCAAAGAGTTAATTGTAGATACACGGTTAACCACTCAGTTTGAACCCGTCAATTGACATCACTGTCGAATTGATTCTCAAATTGGTGATTTAATAAGAAGTTTCGCACTTCTAATAATACCAACTGGAGAAGTAGATAAGATGGTTGGTGCCAAATGCACACCACCTACTGCCGGAGTTGCTGAAGAGATCAAGAAAGGTTTGGCTTTAAGATTTAGCCATCGTATAGGACGGGATAATCCGATAAGGTGTTCTAATGATTTAAAAATCAAAGGAACCACTTCCTCAAATTCCGTTAACGTCTCCTGTGAC